CGGGCGTTGACACTCTGCACGGTGCGGCCCTCCGCGCGACCGCCGGGCAAGTTGATGATCAACCGATCGCCCGCCTTGGCCTGGGTGTCGCGATCAAGCGTAATCACCCGCCCCGCCACCGCCGAGATCCGGCCGCCGACTTCACGGCCAGCCAGCAGCGAATCCGCCACCGGGATGATATGGCCCGGCAGCGGGATCACGCCTTCCATGCCTGTCTTGAACGAGACGGTGCGGTCTTGGTTGTTGCTGAGGATCGCCCACTTGCCACGGCGCTGGGCCTCGGAAGCACGGGTGCAGCCAATGGCGCTCAGCTCGGTCGGCCGGTCGCCGTAACGGCGTTGCAGATCCAGGTCAGCGAACGGAATGACGTCGGTGTCGTAGTTGTTCGCCGGGTTGTCGTAGCTGACCAGCGCCCGGGTGTAACGGGTTTTCGCCGAGGCGCTGCCGTAGGAGAACTTGCCGTCGATCACGTTAGACCGGGTGAAGACGTAGTCGAAGTCCTGCGCGCGCGGCATGTCCGCCTGCATCACCAGCTGTCCCTGCGCCCAGTACGTCATGCCCCGGTAGATCGCCGAGATATCGCGCAGCAGCGACCATGCGTCGGCCTTGCCCTGCAGGTTCATGTCGCAGAGAAAGCGCGGTTCCTGCCCGCCCAGTCCGTTCGGCACCAACTGGTCGCAGTATTGGGCGATGCGGTACAACTCCCACTTGTCGACCATGAACGGCTTGATGCGCTTGCCCAGGCCGAAGCGGTCTTCGGTGCAGATGCCGTAGGTGATCCACGCCGGGTTATTGGTCCAGGCCGATTTCATCGAGCCATCCCACGTCCCGGTGTAGGTGCGCAGAATCGGGTCGTAGTTGCTCGGCACCATCCAGCGCCGAGCCTTGCACTTCACGGTGACGGCCGGGATGTTGGTGAATTGCTCGGCGTCGAACTCAATGTAGAGCAGCGCGGTGTTTGGATAGCGCAGCTTGGCGTCGATGACTTCGGTGTAACCGGCTACCAGCATGGTGTCGGCGATCTTGTTGGTGTTCTGGTTCGGCGTCAGGCGGCGCACGCGGATCTGCCAGCCGGTAGTAGCGTCCGGCAGATCGATGCGGCGCGAGCGCTCGTAGCGCGTGGTGGTCTTGCCGTCGACGGCGTCCACCAGCACCTGCTGATAGGCGCCGCCATCGGTGGCCACGTCGATCGCGTACTCGATCCGGTAGCCGCCGACATTGCCTTGGTCATCAGAGCGTTGCAGCGCAGGCCACGCCAGACGCATGCGCACGGCCGAAAGCTGGGTGTTGGTGATCGACCGTACCCACGGAGAATCGCTGCGCAGCTCGATGTTCAGCGACGTTTCGTTCTCAACCGACGGAATGCCCGGGATATAGGTCTGATCCACCGAGCCCGGGCGCCAGTCCCACTTCACGTTCGGGAAGTTGTAGTTGCCGCTGGCATCGCGGATCGGTGTGTTATCCAGGTAGATGTCGTAATCGGTCGGGACGCTGTCGAACTCACCCTCGCCCACGGCGATCAGCAGCTTGGCCAGGTTAGTCGAGCGCAGGCTGTCGCTGGCTTCGGTCGGCGATTTCGGCTTGCTGCTGCCGCCCTTCTCGCCGCGGATGTCGATCTGTGCTGCTGCGCCCATGGTTTCCTCCAGGCGTAAAAAAACCCGCCGAAGCGGGTTAGGTGGTGATCTGTGCGGCGGAGTTTCTGAGACTGCGGGCAGATGGAGAAATTCTAAAGACAGGTCTTGGCGCTCGCGGCGCGGCGATCGATTATCCATCCCATGCTGCCGCTAGAGTAGAACCGAACTATGGTTTGCCCTTTTTCGCCGATAACGTCCGCCATCTCTCTGTTTCCGGCGTTAACCACAGACTTTCCACCGCCTGGGCGAGGCTGAAGGCTCACCGCGTAGTGAACCCCCGCCAGGGACTGGTTTTGCCAGGCATAAAGGATGCATTCTGCGACCTGCTGCTCCGGCTTCTGGGTTGTGAAAGTCTTCTCAGGCCCCTCTGCCCGCATATCTTGGAGTGATGTGGTACAGCCGCCAAGAGCAACAACACAACAAACTGCCGCGATAATCCTTTGCATCGTCTTCCCTCCGAAAATGGCGACTGTATCACCGGCCGGTCCCAGGCCGTTAAGCTTTGTCTTCAGCCAGGATTGACGCAGAGATGATCATCCCGCCCCACCGGCGTTCACCGATGCAGATCGGTACCGGGTTGCCGCTGGCAGTGGTGTTCTTGGCGCTGCCGAAGGCGTAGGACGGAGAGTTTTCGGGGGATGCGCTTTGCTTCAGTCCAGAGGCTTGCGGACTGAGCATTTGAATGACGCCGCCGATCGCCATCGACGCGCCGGCCGCATATAAAAACGGCGATGCGGCTGCAAACGGAGTGAATGACAGCACATAGGCTGCGGCGATCATCACTGTGCCGATAATGGTCTGTAACCCGCCAGCACGCTTGCTGCCACCAATCACTGGAACAATGCGGATTTCCCGTGTACCGCCGAGATCGAATCCGTCCATTCCGATGTTTGCGCGATTGCGGAAGATCGCAAACTTCAGTCCAAGGCGCTCCAGCCGTTTAATTTCCTCGGCGAACCCATCAATGGTCGCATTGAGCGCACGGAACACCTCCACGGCCGATCCGCCGTCGAGATGGAATGGCTTGCTTCGAAAAAACTTCTTCGCAAGCGAGCCCGACAACATGACTTTCGTCATTGGCGTGTAGGTAATTGCTGAGCACATGCCATTCTCCAGGCAATAAAAAACCGCCCGGAGGCGGTCTGTTCAGAGAGTCGTGGGCAGTATGTCGATCTGCCCATCGCCCCCGGTGAAAACTCGGTATTTCTTGATCGCGCCGTCTTTCACGATCGCTTCCCTCTCCACTCGGGCCGCACCCATGGAGCAGATGCCAGAGCCGGTGTAAGCGGCGCCAACTGAAACCGAATCAGGCGGCAGATAGAAAGATGCCTTCTGACCCGGATCGAGCTTGGCAGCTTGTTTGCCATCGATAAAAACGGCCATTGAACAAAGGCTTCCGGTCTGCCCAGAGTCGCGGATCACTTGCAGTGTCCCATATGCCCCTGATGGCTTGGCCTGGTAGGCCGACAGCTGGCTGGCCGGCGCCTGCTTGGCTTCATTGGAAGGCGTCGGCGAAGTTGCACACCCCGCCAACAGCGCTACCGCCAACGCTCCTATCAATGTCCGCATATTTACTCCTTATGGTCTCGCACGCTGAAGGTGAAGAAATAGAACGAAATTTTTTCGTCCTCAATATCTCTCAGCTCATACCTGATTCTATCGAGACCGTCGTCGATACGAGTCACCACGAGGTCCATGAATTGGGTCAGCCCGCCACCGAAACCGCTTAGGTTCAGTGAGCTGACGTCACGAAAAACGGCCGTCACGCCCTCGGTTTCAGGATCATCGGCAGAAGACATGGTCAGCGTGAGGTTGTATTTGAAATCCACCATTTCGAGCCGCATCGAAGCTACGCAGTTGTTCTCGAAAAAGAGCTCGTTGAGGCGCGACAGCTCCATTTAAAACCTCGAGGACAAGGCAGGTGCTGCACTGCCCCAGGTAAACGCTCCGATATTTAATTTCACGTGGTCGATTCCATTGTATTCAGTTGTCGATTTTTTCATCGGAAATTATTCGACGCTGGTTTTCACCGCCGTCTTCAAGTAGGGCCTTTAAAGCCTTGGCGCGGCGGTCAAGGCAAGCATTAAATCCTGGGCTTCCAGGATCACCGGAATCTAAGCACGGATCACGATTATCGAGTGGCTGCCTTTTGTGTGAACACCCAAAAAGGAGCACTACCGCCAGCGCTCCTACGATCAATTTCATGTAGGTCACTCTGTGGAAAAGGGGTGCAAGATATCACTGGCGCACGTTACTTCGAATCCCAGCGTGTAATGGAGCTCTTCACATACTTATTCGGCTGAACGCATATGCCTGATCGTATTGGAGGAAGCTGGATTGGCGGGAGGTCGCCTAGCCTGTGGGCGACTGTTACGCAAGAGTTGCGCTCTCCTGCCTGATTAGTCCATACCAAATGTGCCTCGTAATCCACTCCGGGCTCAGGCACGAATGTCCTAGCAGGAGGCATGCAAACACCGTCACCGACGTATTTGATATCCACTACAAAAGGCTTGCCAGCGGGAACCACCATTTCTGAAAATTTTTCATTCTGAGCAGTTCCGTTAGTGAGCCACCATGAGTTAGGCATCCCGATGCTGAGTTTTGAGTTGTTCTGTACACGCTGTAGATGCGCCTCAGGACGAGGTTTATTCTTGGGTCTTACGGGCAACTCGGCGCTCAACGCTTCGCAGGAATACCCCACGCTATAGCTGGCCTCCAGGAACGAAACTCCGGTGTAAATTCTGACTCGTGACATAGTTGCAGGATCATATTTGACCTCAACGAATTCAACCTTTGGAGGCGCTGGAGAAGGACTATGAGAGCTGCACGCTTGGAGTAACAGCGCAGCACAGATGAGAGCTTTTTTCACTGATATTCCGTGGCATAACCTAAAGACCCAATGATAGCCCCTAGCCATCACTACACACAATCAGCACCGGCGTTAGCCGCTGTACGAATCACCAGTAACGCCCCGCCGTTCTCCAATAGTAGCCTCTTGCCCTCACGCAACGGATTCCTCAGTCCTTTGCCTGCAAGCCCAAGGACTGGTATTGCGCCAATTCCGGCGCGGATAACGCAAGGAAAGTGAAATGAGCAAAACGCAATTGACTTCATTCGAAGCCGGGGTGATGTCCGCCCTCGGTGCAATCTCGCTCTATCTCCGCTCACGTCCGGATTACGACCAAGCAGAGCTGACGAAGTACATCGACTTCTTCAAAAATACCCGCCAGCCGGACGCCGAGTCAGGCGCGTTCAACCTGCCTCTCGACGCAGTTGGCGGCGACCTGAGCAATGTTCAGGACGCGATTAAAAAAGGTGTCGGAGCTAAACCGCTGTAGCTTTGATTGGCGCGTTGTCGCGGATGATAGCCTCGACAATGCGCACTTTCCCGTCTTCTGTTATTTCAAATGGCTGGCTCATAAATCTATCTCCTGCGGCTTTGCCGCGTCATGTGGTCGATTGCGCATCTTTGTGCCTGAGAATCAGACGTGTCCGGTCGAGCCACGGCCCACCGAAAACGATAACCTCGGATGGCCTGCCGTACAGGTGGTGAAGCAGGAACGGTCCGGGGCCGAACGTCGCGGCATCCTCGCCGGGCAAAGCCGGATCGGCGCCGAGGAAGATCCCGGCATGGTTCGGATAAACTGTCCGCCCCACCTCCATCACAATCATGTCGGCGCGCTGCGGCTGGTCGACGCGGTAGAAGCCGGCTGCCTCGTAGTTCGCTTCGTACAGACTGGTGTTGTCCTTGCTCTCCCACCAGCCATCGGCACGCTTGAAGGCTTCGAACTCCAGCCCCCACTCGCGCTTGTACCAATCCGCGCAGACCTGCCAGCAATCCCAGGCGCCGTGGACGAATGGACGCTTCAGCAGCGGCACTTCGCCGGTGGGAACGATGGTCCGCATGTCGCCTTCCGGCCAGCTCAGGATGTGCCAGGGCATCGCCGTCGCTTCGCACATGGCAAGGTCACGCGGTGACGGCCTGCTGGTTGCGTCCGGGTGCGAATGAACAACCCCAATCACTTCGCCGATATCCTCGGCTGCTGCGTATTGCTCGGGGTCGATTCGGAACTCTTCGCTCGGCTCGGTGGAGACGTTGATGCAGGGAAAGTATTGTTGCTTGCGCCCGATCGTCAGCAGCAGCCCGCAGCACTCTTTCGGGTACTCGGCCGCCGCGTGCGCCTGGATCGCGTTCAAGATGTGCTTTCGCATGTCAGCTCCGTGCGATCAGAGATACAGCGGGGAAGCCACCGAACGGCAGCGGGTTGCCCTCGCCGAAGCGCGGGATGCAGCCCTTGCCCAGCGTGGCGTCGCATTGGTCCAGTTCAGGGTTATCTGTGATGACGCCGTCCTTCGTGACGTACGGCCCGGTGTAGCCGCAGTTCGGCCCGCGATAACCTCCGGTGAGACACCAGTGGCAAAGGGTTGTGGCCTGCCGGCCGATCGATTCGTTACCTACGTCGCCCGGGCTGGCCAGCTCCCAACTGACCGTTTCGCCGTCCTCGTTCGTTTTCTGGTCGATATACCAGACCTCGATCGTCTCTTGGGTTGGGTCAGCCGTTGGATTGCCAGCCGGGAAGTTCGCGGCGTCGAGATATGTGCCCAGCGTGTGCCGCATCGTCAGCTTGAACTCGAGCAGATCTTCGAACGCCAGACATAGCGCGGTGATGCGCCCGTTTACGTTGCCCACCGACAATGTCGGCCGGACCGCCGTGCCGTCGCCGTTTGCCTCGATGCCGTCGATCTGCATCGGCCAAGCGCTGTACTCGTTGCCCTGCCAGTAGATCGCCTTCGCCGGCAGTTGGTCAGCATCGGCGCCGGCGGCAATCAACTCGGCCGGCGTGTGCGGGATCGCGTGCCCGTGGAAGCGCAGAACGTCCGCGCCATAGTCCGTGCCGTCCAATTCAAAGAGCAGCACTTCGCTGCCAGGCTCAAGAACCTGGATGTCACTGATCAGCGGCATGGTTGCCCCTTATGGATGGAATGCCCGCTCGAACGTGGCGGTGAGTTTGAAAACGCCGCCGCCCACTGGAGTGGGTACGGGGTTCTTGCAGGTGAACAGGCCAAGCTGGCCCAAGGGTGTGGTCCAGAGGAAGGCTTTCGCGCCGGCGTGCCGATCAAGGAACGCCATGATCTCCAGCACTTTGGCTTGAGGGCCGCTATAGGTGATCGGATACGCGTCTTCCTTGTTGTTCGGGCCGTCGCCAACTTCCTGTTTGTAGCCGCCGCCAAACTGCGAGGTGCGCACCCGATACAAGATCTCGGGCGCGTCACCGTGCTGGGTTGGCCAGGTGAATGTTTCGATGGCCATCAGCCCCTCCCGTTCGTGAGCTTCCAGATTGAGCCGCCTGGCTGCAGCGCTCGGGCGATCGCGGTTTCAGCTTCGGCTTTCGCCGCCTGCTGAATGCCTTTGCCAAGCTGCGTCGTGTCTTCTGTGCTGGCCGCGCCGCCAGCGCCTTGTGTTTGCACCGATACCGCGACGGGGAAGTTGTAAACGTTGCCGCCACCACTCCCACCGCCGCTGATTGCGCGGACTCCCAGTTGACCGCCGGCGGTGCGGGTCAGTGGCATGATTGCCTCAGGTCCTGCCTCGCCCATGATGCCGGTCTGCCCCCCTGCCATCCCGAACGCTGTCGGCTTGCTGACCACGGAGTTGGTGAACGCGGCGCCATTGGCGAACATCTGGACGCCCGAAGACCAGGCACCACCGAGCGCCTGCGGGAAGTAGGTGCTGGAGTAACCTGCCGAGGACGCGCCCAGATTCGAAGATGTCGCACCGGCAGATCCAGCCGCCAGCCCGTTACCACCGCCTCCGCCAGTGAAGTAACTGGTGGCCGCACCAACCAGACTGCTCAGCAGCGTCGAACTGGCCTGCCGGGTAGCAATCCGCGCCATGTCCGCCAGAATCGACTTGGTGAAGTCAGCGAACGACAGCTTCCCGGTCATGGCGAAGTTGACGACTGCGTCTTCCATGGAACTGAAGGCATTGGTGAACAGGCTTTTCGTCTGTCCCGCGACATGACGGGCTGATTCCAAGTAGTTCTGCCACGCTGAGGAAGCACCGGCACTCCAACTGCCTTGGGCGACTGTCATGTCGTCGTAGTTCGCCTGCACCGTGTCGTGCAGATCTTGCTGCGTGGCTTTCAGCGCGGCGAGCTTCTGGGTGTACTCCTCGAGGCTCATACCGCGTGAGCCATCGCCGTACTGGTTGGCCAACTCCAGACGCTGCTGATTGAATCGATCGTCGATTCCGTTCTGCTGCTCGATCAGTCCGCGCTGCCGGTCGCCCTGTCCGAGGCCGGACACGGCCCGCAGCCCCTGCTGACGAAGGGTGTCGACCTGCTGTTGCAAAGCACTCGTGTAAGAGTTGACCGCCAGAGTCTGCTTACGAAGACGGCCCTCTTCGTTGGTCGCGATCAGGGCCAGCTCGCTGTCGCTGTCCTGCTGCGCCTTAACCATGGCACTGCGGGCGTCGGCAATTTTCCGGTCAATCTGAATGATCTGAGCGCTGGTCGTGCCCTTCTTGCCCTTGACCGCTTCGAGGGCATCAATTTCAGCCTGGTAGCTTAGGGAAACTTCGTTGGCCTGCTGGTTGAGTAGGCTCACGCGCTGCTCGGTGTAATCTGCTTGGGAGATGACACCGGCGCGCTGAGACGCCTCAAGTTCCTTGTCAGCATTTTTGTAGTAGGCCAGTGTCTCGGCCAAAGCGTTTTTCGCGTTATTGAAGCCTGTAGTGTCGACGCTACCGGCTGGTGTTTTTGGATCCTTGAACTTGTCGTTGATGTTCGCAATGTTCTTGTCGATAGCTGCCTGGCTCAGGCGCGGATCGTTCGGAGCGACCTTGCGTATGTCATCGAGTTGGCGCCTGTACTCCTTTATCGCCTCGGTGCGCTTCTGCTCGTTCGTCCAAGAGGACTTGGCCAACGCGTCGATCTTCGACATCGACGACACTGCATCGCCCTGCGCTTTCGCCTGCTCGCCTTCCCATTTTGCGATATCGGCCTGGGCTGCCTTCTGGTCCTCCAGCATGTTCAGCTGATTGGAGTAGAACTCGACCATCTCCTTCTGGTTTTGAAACGCCCCGACGTCGCCCTTTTGTGCGGCAGCGAGATTACGCCGGGCCTGCTCGATATCAGCGTCGATATCGGGACGGCCGATGTTCTTCAGATTATCTGCCGCGCGCGCGACCGCGTTATATCCCTTCTCCCAAAAGCTCAGGTTTTCCAGAATGCGCGGCGTGCGCTCGTTGATCGCATCGGCGTACTGCTCAGTCGCAAGCCTCACCGCGCCAGCGTGGTCGCCTTGCTGTTCCAGCGCTGCGATCTGCGAATAAACCGAAGCTGTCAGATAGTGGTACTGCTCATTGAGCGCGGCGGACGCTTTTAACGGGTCATCGGCGAGTTTGGCAAATTCGGCAACCGTCTCACTGACTGCCTTGCCGGTAGCCTCCTGCATCGACACAGCAGCCTGGGTAATCCCGGCAAAACTCTGTCCGGCGATTTTTCCGTTTCCCGCCAGCAGTGCGAGCACTTCAGCCGCCTGACCGGTAGTGCCTACAGTGGCACTCACCTGACGAGCCATTTCGCCCAACTGACCGGCGCTCACACCTGCGTAGTTGCCGGTGAGGATCAAGGATTTGCTATAGGCGTCCTGTTCTTCGCTGCCCTTGTAATAGGCGACGGCCAGCGCGCCAACAGCTGCGGTAGCCAGTGCGAGTGGCGCAAGAATAGCGAGTAAGCCAGCAGCACCGGAGCCGGCCCCGGCTCCTAGCTGAGCAACGGCGCGAACCCCACTTCCCCAGTCTCCAGACGACAGGGCATTACCCAGCTGCACGACGTTCTCTTGGGCCTGGCGGGTGCCGAGGCGAAGTTTGTCGAAGCCGGTGGTGGTTTTTTCGAGCTTGTCGTAGTCCTTGTCGATCTTGCTCAGCGCTGAGTTATATTGGTCCTGGCTGATGCGACCGGCGTCTAAATGTTTGCCGAGTTGCTCAACCTGCGTGTCCAGTTTGGCCAGCGCAGCGCGGGCCGGGTCAATTGCGCCCAGCAGGCTGTTCAGAGCCTTTTGCTCATCCATGGCCGACTTGGCCAGCGCCACCTGCTGCTTGTCGAGCTGCGCTGATATCTTCGCTGCCTCAGCCTCGCCATAGGCGCCGGTGTTTGTCAGCTTTGCCAGTGCTTCCCGCTGCTTTGCGAGATCCTGAGTGGTCTTGGCGTTGGTAGATAGCGATTTCTCCAGCGCCTGCATTTCGTTCATCAACGAAACGGCGGACTGCTCTGCACGGCCGCCGGCCTTCGCCATTTCATCCAGACTGGTTTTAGCCTGAATCGCATCGGCCGAGTCGATCTTGACGCCGAGCTCTGCAATGTTCATCGACTCACCTTGAATAAATGCCCGTTTCTACGGGCTGTTGTCGCGGGCCGCAGCCATGACTGCGATCGCCTCCGATTCCATGACGCGAATGTCTTGGAACACGCGGGAACGTTCCTCGGCAGGAATACCGAGAAGCTTCATCACGTCAGTGAGAACGCCGTAATCGAGACCGGTTGCGCCGCATGCACCAGTGCGCCACTGGGTCCACATCGAGTCCATAACAAGGAATGATTTCCAGTTGTCCGGCCAGACTTCGAAGGTTTCGTCGTAGTCGTCAGGAGAAAAGCCGAACATCGCCATCTGCTCGGCATCACTCTCAACCTCGTAAAGCGCACGGGCAGCGGCGGTTAGTTTCCCAGACGGGCCTTGCCGAAGGCCTCGCTATAGGCTTTCACGACGGCATCTGAAACGCCGATGCAGCTTTTCACCAGCGCCGTTATCGATTCATCGTTGAGCTTGTCCCCGAACCCCCATGACACAACCAGATCTTTGATCTGATCGACGCCCTGTTCGACTTCCGCAGCAGTGATTTCGGCAAGCGTCGGCTCTGTGCCTTTGAAACGTTCGCCGATAGCCTCTGCCTTGGCCTTCCAGGAGTCGAACAACTCGGCAAGCGCGGTTCGATCGCGATACTTAAAGGTAAACGGCACCATGACCGGCTTTTCGCCGACTTGCGGGATTGCCACGTCGACCGTGAAGGTCGGTTTCGGCGCGATGGAAAACTTTGCCATTGGACCCCCTTAGGCGTTGTAGCGAGTTGGACGAGATGCGAACGACAGAGTGATAGTCCGCGTCATGATGTTGTTTCGGCTCAGTGTCGGGGTCGCGGTGATCGACACGTACGCGTAGTAGTAAATCGTCGCGCCGCCGGGCAGGTTTGCGCGAATGAGGCGCGGCTCCTTGTCTTCGTCAGCCGCTTCGACAATCGAGACATAGGCCTGCGCTGGGTCGTCAGCGACTGGCAGCGTCATGCTGCTGGCGGACTTGTTGGTTGGGAGTTGGCGGTCATCATCGTCTTCTAGGAAGCCGTAGGTCAGAAACTGTTGCTCACCACCGTTCGCAGTTGGCTCGGTGATCTGAGCGATTTGCGTCCAGCCGGTCGCCTCGCGGATAGTCCCCGCGCCAGAGCCTACCGGGTAACTTTTCACGCTGGTGGTGTCCACGCCCTCGGCGGAGAATTCGCCAGTATCCGAATCGATAACGCGAGCCGGGCGGCCATTCAATTTTGCCCAGGCAGAATCGATCACGATCACGTCGCCATCGCTCAGGCCGTGGGCCGCGGCAGTAAGCACTGCTGGTTTGGCGTTGCTGATCGCAGTGAATGCTTTCGGCACGCTCAGAGTGGCGGCGATTTCGAATGTGGTGCCGTTGGGGATTTTGACGCTCA